AAGGATCCTGCGAATCCTGAGAACGAAGGTAAAGTATTTCTATACAAGTATGGAAAGAAAATCTTTGACAAACTTACTGCAGCAATGCAACCTGAGTTTGAGGACGAAGAAGCAATCGATCCATTCGATTTCTGGCAGGGTGCTAACTTTAAGTTGAAAGCAAAGAACGTAGCAGGATACAGAAACTATGATAGTTCTGAATTCACTACTCAAACACCATTACTTGATGATGACGATGCTCTTGAAGCACTATGGAAAAAAGAATTTTCACTTGCTGAGTTCGTTGCTACTGATCAATTTAAGTCTTATGAAGACTTAAAGACAAGACTCAACTATGTTCTTGGTAATGTATCTACTGCTCGTCCAGAAGTAGAGAGTTTTGATGAAGAAGATAGTGATCGTGGTTCAGCAGAAGAATTAGTAACAGCAACTGCTGCCAAAGCAAATGATTCTCTTGAAGATGATGATGCCTTATCTTACTTCCAAAAACTTGCAGAGGAATAATTAGGGTATAGTTACTCTTGTATTTTCTGTTTTAATTAATCTTTGATTTACAAATTGAGATGATTCTTTATAGATCATCTCATTTTTCATGTCATCTAAAAATTGACCCAAGTAAGTTGGTTTAAGGACATATATTGTTCTTTTCTTTTCATTTTCATCAACTTCATACTCATAATTAGTGATACCTCTTACAGTTTCTGTGGCAGAAGTAGTGATTGGTGTTGAATCAAAATAACTTACTGTAAAATTTGAGTCTACAACCTTTCCTGCAGGTAGAATTAATTTACTATCTGAATCTCTTATTTCTTTTGTGACAAAATGATGAACACTATTTACATTTTCTAAACCATATTTTTGAACCACATATTCATAAAGTTCTTTGTTCGTAATTGGCCATTGATCTCTTACATTTGTAATGTTTGCAGTTAAGAGAACTACATAATCATATTCTGATTCTCCGTACAATTCCTCTGCAACAGTATCAGGTCTTGTTCCATCTACTATTTGATACTTATTAAAAACAGTAAACACATTTTGTAAATCATCACGGACTTTCATTCTACGAAAAATATTTTTCGCAAACACATATGATGAGTCTGATAATCTATCAGAGAATGGTGATTGATATTGTAAATTTGGTAGTTCTGAAAAATAACCCATTAGTATCCAACTCCTATTGTTCCATCTCCAGTATCATAATCTTCATTGTATATTGGATTTATTTCTTGTAAAGATATAATCATTTTCATATTGACAGGAGTTGTATCTTCATAAGTTGCATAAGTACCTGCATTACTATAGTTCATGTCTATTTTTTTCATTGCCATTGGAAAGAATGAATTTAAATATGCATGTTTTTTGCCACCAGTTTTATAGCATAATTTAAATATATTTGGACTGCTCAAAAATAAACCACCAGCATTATTCGCACCATTTTTCTTTCCACTCATATTTTGTTTGAAAAGTCTTATTATCTGTTTGATAGTATTAGATTCAGTGACATCTCTTGGTGTTAAAGTAAATTCAAAATTAAATTGTCTTAATTCAACACCTTTAAACAATAGTTCTAAATTATTGTTTAATACTTGACCTGTAGTTCTGGTTACTATCTCTTGTGGATTTACATTAGCCCCAAGGATATTAGCTGCCTGACCTGCAAAAAATGAAGAGGCAGCATCCTGTGAAACTCCTCCCTCTTTGAATAATTGAGATACAGCGTTTGATCCTCCTTTCAATAATTTATTAGCACCCCCAGCCAGTGTATCAGATTGTATACCTGCCATACCTGCAGCTATACCTGCAGCTGCGAAACCATTTAATTCTCTCTCTCCCCAGGCAACTCCTCTATTATCCATAACACTTTGAGGAATTGGTAATAGAACCGTACCTATTACTTTTTCATTATTAGAACTATAATTATCAGAACTTCTTTTTACACTAAAAACACTATTAGATGATGAGTACTGTGTTCTACTATCCTCAGTCGATCTGGTGGGTTGACTGAAATCAAAATTACTTGGATTTCCAGTAGGAACGTATTCTACAACCTTTATTTCTAAGTAGTCGGTATTATCTGTGATTTGTGCATTTGGATATCTCAAAGATACGGATGGTTTTTTTCTTCCACCACTAGCTCTGGCAGCTGCATCTAGTTCTTCCTGTTTATAATTAGCTCCTAAATTAGACAATCCTTTATTAACTCTTCCATTAAATACACTACCTCTTTCTTTGGTTGGATTACCTTGTCCACCACCACGACCACCTTGGGATCTTGGTATATAACCACCAGTATCTCTATTTTTTACTCCACTACCTCTAACTCCTCTAACCATAATCGACCTACTTTTTTAACTATTTAGTAAGAATTTCCCAAAAGGTATCTCTCTTACGTCTGCCAACTCATCTGGATATATTTCATAAAGGTTTCCTGCAACCTCTGTCCATGTATATTGACGATATCCACCCATGTGTAAGTTAATACCACGAAATCCCCATCGGAAGATATCAGTGACTGCAACAAGGGGATTTTGATCATATCTTAGATTTGGTGTTTTTGGATTATAAACAAATATATAATACTTACCAACGTCTGGAACTGGAGTGCTAGAGTCAGTAACTGCTTCCATTAAATTAACCATCAAATCATCTGCATCCTCCGTGCCGATGATATCACCAACAACACCTCTTATGCGATTACTATTATCATCGGTTGGATAACTATTCATTTGATGCCGAGTTCTTTTTCTGTAATTATCTTAAATTCCCATAATCTATCTTTACAAAATTCTTTTGCAGCTTTCCATTTTGCTTGATTTCGAACATACTCACGCACTTCATAGATATAACCTTTTGTTTTCCTTTTTTTAACTTTGGGTTCTATCGTCTGCTTTGCTGGTTTGACTTCGATAATGTATTTTTTGATTTTATTATTACTTTCTCTTACTTTTATGTAAAAATCTGGAAAGTATCGATGTACTTTATTATCGAGTGGTGATCTATATGGTAGTGCTATCTCCTCACTACCCCATTCTAAAATATTTGTATTTGTGTCACAATAAACCATGAATTTTCTTTCCCACAAAGATCTGTAAATGATGTTTGTGTGATCACCTTTATACTTTTTTGGATATGAAGGTTGATATTTACCCTTATATGACATACATAAATATAAATATACAAACTATTTAGTTTAATGATAACAAAGAGAAAAATAACTGATTACATAGGGATAGTTGCAAATACTGCACAAACATCTCATTATGAATTATCTTTTGATGGATTATCTGAGGGATTAAGAAGATTTTTGAGTAGTAAGAATGTTGATCGTGCTTTTGTATTAAGAAATGCAGGTTTACTATGTAGTAGTGCCTCTTTACCCGGAAGTCAATTGGCAACGACAGAGACCAGAGGTAATTTTATGGGTGTGATTGAACCCATGGTGCATAGTAGGATATTTACAACAATTAATCTTGATTTTTATGTAGATAAACAATATAAAATGATGAAGTTTATTGAGCATTGGATGGACTACATATCAAATGGATCAGAAAATTCAGGTGTTACGAAAGAACAGGATGGATATTACTATCGAATGAGATATCCAAAGGATGCAGGAAATGGATATAAATGTGATAAAATAAAACTTATAAAGTTTGATCGTGATTATAAAGATTCAATAGAGTACACATTTTATGAGATGTTCCCTAGAAACTTCTCATCTGTTCCTGTCCAATATGGATCATCTGATACTTTAAAAATGAGTGTAGAGTTTGCCTATACCAGATACATCTGTGGAAAGAGTTCAAGTCTAAGTAGACAGTTTGGAAACAATGAAAACTTCACTTCATCTTTACTTCGATTACTCACATAAATAAAATACATTTGATATTATTATGCCATTACCTAAAATAAAAACACCGACTTATGAATTGGTTCTTCCGTCAACCGGAAAAAAAATAAGATACAGACCATTCCTTGTCAAAGAGGAAAAAATACTTATTATTGCATTAGAATCTGAGGATATAAAACAAATTACCAATGCGATTAAAGATGTAATCGGTGGTTGCATCTTAACACGAGGTGTAAAAGTAGATCAATTATCAACTTTTGACATGGAGTATTTGTTCTTAAACATAAGAGGAAAATCAGTTGGAGAGGATGTTGAAGTATTAGTAACATGCCCTGATGATAACAAAACTAAGGTTTCTGTTGTAATACCTCTTGATGATATAGAAATAGTAAAAGATCCCAAACACACTAAGGATATCAAATTGGATGATGATTTGAAAATGAGAATGAAGTATCCATCTCTCTCACAATTTATTAATTCAAACTTTAATCCAAATGAAGTGGGATTAAAGGAATCATTTGATTTAATCACATCATGTATTGATCAAGTATATAATGAAGAAGAATCATGGAGTGCATCCGATTGTTCAAAAAAAGAACTTACTGACTTTATCGAACAATTAAACTCTCAACAATTTAAAGAAGTTGAAAATTTCTTTGATTCTATGCCTAAATTGTCATATACAGTAAAAGTACTTAACCCAAAGACAAAGGTAAAAAATGAAATAACTCTGGAGGGATTATCAGATTTTTTCGAGTAGGTATGGCTCATACAAGTCTTGAGTCATACTATAAGTTAAATTTTGCCTTGATGCAGCATCATAAATATTCAATAACTGAACTTGAAAATATGATTCCTTGGGAAAAGGAAATTTATATTTCATTATTACAACAGTATATTGAAGAGGAAAATTTAAAACGTCAACAGAAAGGAAGTGGCATCTAAAGTTTCAAAAGATAAATTATTTAACATTCAAAGTAATCCAAATTTGGATGCTGCGGATACTGGTGTTGATCCAAAGACAGGAAAATATTTGTCAAAAAAAGAAAGAAGAGCAATATTTAAACAAAGAAAAATAAATGTAAGTAAAGTATTTGGTAAACGTGATGAATCATCAAGATTTGGATCTCTGGTAAAATTTAATCCTGACGATGTAGAGAATCAAACAGTTAGTGATAATGCTGAGAGTATTTCTGATATTGAAGAGTATATTGCTAAACAAACCCAAAGTATTGAAAAACTTAAAAATTTTATTGTTGATAATGAAAAATTAGATAGAAAAAATGCCTTAGAAGAACAGAAAGAAAAAACTAAATTAGATGAAAAAAGAAAATTAGATAAAAAGGAGTTATTACTGGAAGCAGGGGATGAACCAGATAAACAAGTTGAAGAAGAAAAACCACAAACTGAAAGATTTAAAAAAGTAAAAGGATTTTTAGGAAAATTAAAAGATGCTTTTACTACCTTATTTGCAGGTTGGTTGACTGATAAAGGAATACAAGCGTTTAGAGCCTTCCAAGAAGGTAATATGGAGAAGTTAAGGAGCATAGCAAAGAATGTGGCAGTTGCATTAGGAGTGGTTGGTGGAGTTTTGTTATTAGCTAAAGGAGGAATTTTTAAAATTGGAAAATTATTTAAAATTGTCTCGAAAGTATTTAAAAAAGGTCTTAAATTTTTGTTTAAATCATTAAAATCAGCAGGAAAAATGTTGACAAAAATGGGAGGTCAAATAGCAAAATTAGGAAAACAAATATTAAAACTGGGTAAAAATATAGCATCAAATGCCTTAAAATTAGCAAAAAATGTGGTAGGGAAGGGAAAAAATATTGTAAAAAATGTGGTAGGAAAGGGAAAAAATATTGCAAAAAATATTGTAGGAAAGGGAAAAAATGTAAGTAAATCATTACTTAAAACTGGAAGTAAAAATGTAGCAAAAGGTGCTGCTAAAAAAGGAACAGCAAAATTAATCGCAAAGAAAATACCTTTAGTTGGTTTAGTTTTAGGAACTGCATTTGCAATTGACAGAGCAAGAAAAGGTGATTTACTTGGAGCAGGTATTGAACTAATTTCAGGTGTTGCATCAACTGTGCCTGGTGTTGGTACAGCAATATCAACTGCAGCTGATGTGGCAAATATCGCAAGGGATGTTAAAAAATCCACCACTGGTGAAGGTGAAGAAACTTCAAAAATAGATTCAAAAATTACAACAAATGCAACAAAAGTAAATCAAAAAAATGAGAAAATATATGATTATGGAGCACCTGAAGATGAAGTAGTGGTAGTTGATGGATCACAAGATCAAAATGCAGGTGGAAGTCAAACAATGGCTTCACCTGATTATGGTGCCATCGAAGAAGAAATAGTTAATTTTGATTCAGAAGATAGTAGTAATATGTATCTAATGGGAACTCAATCGGAGTTTAACATATTTTGAAACAGTCAGTGATGAAAATTGGTAAGTCGATGTTTTCCAAAACTGGAAATTTAATTTCGGGTGTAAAAAAATCAATTCAAAAATCTAAAACGATTAAAAAAGGAACATCTAAAATAAAATCTGTTTTTGAAAAGAAAAGATTAGAGAAACAAAAAAGAAATCAAAAAGAACAAAATTTAGAGAATAAAGATAATCCCACAATACCACAAAAAAATAGAAAAATTGAACCAAAGAAATTTGGATCAAATATTATGTCAGCAATAAAAAAATTATTATTAGGTTGGTTAGTTATCAACATACCAAAAATTATTGAGTCAATTAAGGTAATTATTGATAAGATAAAAGAATTTGTTGACTTTATTAAAAATATAATACCTAATATTAAAAAATTTATCGGTAATTTATTTAAACCGTTTAAAAAACTTGATGATGATGTAGTGAATTTAGATTTAAAGTCAGGTGAAGAACAAGTAAAACAAGAAATAGATAATTTTGAAACTGAAACAAAAAATACAATTGGAGAATTTGATCCAGAGGAGAAAAAAAAGTTAGATGAAGAAGACAAAAAAGATAAACAGGAAGAAAAAAAAGATAAATTAATAACTTCATCATCAAGTTCTGCTGTTAAAGAATTTAAAGAAGACGATACTACAACATCAGATAGTATAAAAAGTGATCTAACAACAATTACCTTTGACGGAATGACATATCCTAAAGGACGTTCAGGTCTCGGTGGATTTATTCCTGGTGCTGGTGAAGGTGGTAGTACATATGGTCAGACTGAAAGTTTCGAATCAACAGATTCTAATCTATTAAATGAAGAAGGTGGATTAAACATAAGTTTAGAAAATTTTAAAGATAACACTCCTGACGCAAGTTCATTACAACAAGCAGATTCAAGAGAGGGAAATTTATCTGTGAATAATATAAGCAAAACATTAGAAATAGATAAATCAGTGGTAAATAATAAAAATATGACAACTGTAAATAATATAAATCAATTTAGAAAACAAAAAAGAAAAACTGTTGTGATTAATTCAAATAATCAAAATAATAATAATATGAGTAACAATATGATGCAAACAAAATCATCTTCAAATGTGGTAGTTGTAAAAGAAAAATCAAAAAAAATTGATGATCTTTTATTTTCAAAATTAGGAGATTTATAATGGCAGCAAAAGATCCAGCATCATATAAGGTTGTTGAAATTACATCAAACGATGGTAAGAACACTGTTGATCTAAGACTTGGTGTTGTTTCATTTGAGTTTTTTCAAAATATATTGTCTCCTGTTATAACAGCTAAAATGAGAGTAGCACTCACAGGAAACGTGATAAATGATCAAGGAGTTTATAATGGATTACCATTACGAGGTGGTGAAAAAGTAAAAATAAAAATTATTGAGCAAGTCAAAAATAGATCTGGAATAGATTTGGACTTGTATGTAACGAGTATATCTGATGTGATATCAAGTTCACAAAAAGAAACTTTTTTACTAACTTTATCTTCTAGAGAGGCAATAACAAATGAAATCTCAAGTGTCTCTAAAAAGTATATTGGTACAATTAAACAATCAGTTACATCGATACTTACAAATATTTTAGGTGTAAGTAAAAATAAAATTGATATTGATCCCACACAAAACAAATATTCTTTTATAGGAAATTTAAAAAAACCATTTAAAACATTAACATGGTTGGCAACAAAAGCAGTTCCTGAAGAATCACAAAACAATAGTACATCTGGATTTGTTTTCTTTCAAACAAAAAGTGGATTTAAATTTAAATCAATAGACAGTTTAATAAATCAGAAACCAAAGTCTAAATTTGTCTACTCCCAAGTTCAATATAATTCCACAACATTTAAACCAACACCAGATTTACCATCTTTGGATTTAAAAATGGAGAGTTATAAAATTGATAAAAATCAAGACATTATTCGTAAACTAAGATTAGGAGCATATTCAAGTAATAGATTGTTTTTTAATCCTAATGATTTTTCAGTTAGTGGTCAAGTTTTTAAAACAAAAAGTAAAAATACCCTTGGTGGTAAGAAAATTGAAGATATTCTACCTGAGGATGTGATTACAAAACCATCAAGAACTTTTACTCAAGTGTTAGATGTAGGAACAATTGAACCAGACGTATCTAAACAAGAAAATGCCGATCCTAAAAAATACCTTTCTCAATCTGTAAGTGGATATAATATTTTAACAACTCAAAAGGTAGAAATTTCTGTTCCGTGCAATACGGATTTAGATGCAGGTGATGTAATTGATTGTGTATTTTTAAAATCTTCTGTAAAGGAAAAAGGTGTTAAAGATGAAGAGATAAGTGGTAAATACTTAATACAAGCAATTGTTCATCATTTTGACCCAGAAAAATCTGTTTCATCAATGACACTAGCTAGGGATACTTTCGGGAGATAATATGTTACAAGATTCATTTTTTAAAACTAACTTTATAGGTCAAGATGGATTTACTTGGTGGGTAGGTAAAATCGCACCGATTGAATCTCAAGGAAAACAAGTAACTGGTGATGGATGGGGAAATAGATTTAAAGTTAGAATAATTGGATATCATCCTCGTGGTAAAAGTGAGTTAAAGGATGCTGATTTACCATGGGCAATTGCTCTTCTCCCTGCAACAGCAGGGACTGGTGCTGCGAATAAAGGTCAAAGTGTAAAATATCGTCCTGGTGATTCAGTCATAGGATTTTTTATTGATGGTAATAATGCACAAGTGCCTGTTATTATGGGAGCACTTGGAAGAACAAATGATGTTTCACAAGACGCACCAGACCCTGAAGATGGATTTGCTCCATCAACTGCATTTTCAAAAAATGTGCCTACGGGTGATGGAACGTTAGACAAAGGTGAATCAAATGAATCGAATAGAAATTCTTTAAAATCACCAGTTTTAAGAAAGCCAACTGGTGATGAAATAGGTGCATCTAAAGGTTTTGGATATGAGGAGGTTGCAGCAGATACATGTGATGACAGTATTTTTAATAGTATATCAAGTGTATTGACAAATTTATCTTCAAATATTTCAACCACGACAAATTTATTCGGTGATATTGCCTCTGCCACTCAAAGTATAGAAACAATATCAAATGGATTGGTAAACAATATGATGGGTAAATTATATTCAAATATGATACCAGGTTTATCATCAGGATTACAATCCTTATATGCCACAACATTTGCTGCAACAGGATCTGAATTAGCTGCTATTGCAGCACAAAAAGCAATGGTTGGTCCGATAAAAAATTTACAATCTGGTTTAGATTGTTTACCTGGTAAAATTCAATCAGGATTATCTTCTACGATACAAGGATTGTTAGGAAAGTTTTTAGCTGATTCAATGGTAGCTGGGGATTGTGTGGCAGAGCAATTTACAGGAGGTTTGTTAAATGAAATATCAAATCAAATTTCAAATGATTTATCAGGACCTTTAAGTGGATTAAGTAGTATTTTACCAGGAGCATTTAAAGTGCAGGATGCTCTATTAAGTTCTGCAGATACGTTTACTTCCATTGGTGGATTATTTGATTGTAATCAAAATAAATCAAAATGTGTTGGTAAAGTTAAAAAACAGAAAATAGGATCTGGTGCCATGCCGGTGCCCAATTTATTAAGCACGATAGGTAATATTACAGATGCATTTAATTCAGTATCCTCTGGAACTCCATCATTTCCAAATCCTGCATGTGCTGAACCCTCATTTTGTGATTCTCCAAGTATAACATTTTTTGGTGGTGACGGTGAGGGTGGATTAGGGAAACTTATATTGGGTGAATTTGTTGATAATACACCCGGTTTATCACAAGTCACTGCTGATGTGAGCAGAACTGCAAGTATTATTGGTGTTGAAATTACAGATCCGGGATCTAGTTATCTTGTTAAACCACCTCTAGTGAGTATTAGTGATCCTTGTGATTTGGGATATGGTGCTATCGCAAGAGCAAATATTGACTCAAACCCAAATTCATCAACATTTGGTCAAATTACATCAGTTGATATTATTTCTGAGGGTGAAAATTATCCTGTTGGAAATGATGCATCAGATGTTATATCATCAGATAACACACCAGTTGGTGTTGTTGATACTATCATCGCAAATTCAGGTTCAGGGTACGAAGACGCAACTGTAACTGATAGTAATGGATTAGAATATAATGTCACCATAGGTAATGGTAGAATTATCTCAGCTCAACCGATAAATAATATTGCGATTACTAATAAACCTAATATAGTAATAGAATCGTTAACGGGTAGTGGAGCACTCATCAAACCAATAATTAAAGAATTGTCAATTGATCCTCAAGGTGACATTGTTCAAATCATTGATTGTGTGGGACCTGAAACCAATTTTGTGGTTGGATTTATAAATGGTCAACCTTATTATGGGGATTATCATGTTATGCCAGATGGCACAAAAATGACCGGAGTATCTCACTCTACTGATGATAAAATAATTTATGACACACCACAAGAAAGTTTAAATACAGTATTAAATATGAATATGACAGCAACCACAAACGTGATAACGACTCCAACTGTGACAACTGACACTACACCTAGTGCGCCAATTATAGATAATACAACACCACCAAGCACACCACCACCAAGCACACCACCATCAAGTGATCCACCTTCAGGTGGTGGTGGATATGGAGGATACTAATGACTAGACCAAATGAAAACTGGGAGGGAAGGGAGTTTATTTCCCTCGGACCTAAATTTAGAATTGATACTGCAAATCCACAAATGGGTCTTGATGGTTCTGTGGTGTATATGCTATATGCAGTTACTGATAATAAAGAACAACATTTATGTGCCTTAAGTGAGGGTGGAACTTACCATATTCATAATGATGGTAAAATAGAAATTATAGGTGGTCTAAATCGACAGGCTGGTGAAGTTGATATTCAAATAAGTACAAAGAAGGGTGATATTACGATCACGGCAAATGAAAATGGTCAAGTTAGAATTAAAGGCAGTAGCATTGAGATTAAAGCTGATTCTGATATTGATTTAAAAGCAGGTAGAAATATTAATTTAAATGCTGGAGCAAGAATTTTGTTAAATGCTAATAAAGTAGATGCTAAAGGATTGCTTGGTAATGTCATAGAAAAAACAAGTGGAAGTTTTATACAACGAGTATTCAAACCAACTAAGGTTGGAATGGATTATTTGGCAAATCCAAGTGTTGGTGCTTTGTCTGGGATTGGTGATTTAGCAAACATAACAGAAAATCTACCTATAAGTGATATTCAAAGTCAGTTGTCTAGTGTAGATGTGGGAGGACTGACTGGTCAATTACAATCAGCTACTCAATCTTTACCTAGTAATATTAATCTTCCATCAGGTTTTAATTTTCCAGTATAATGTCAGAAAATATCACAGTCACAGGTAATAAAGCTCAATTTAATGAAGATGTAGTCTTCCTTAAAGATACTGACATTAGAGGTAGTATTTTATTTGGTGAAACTGGAACAATTACGACTGGTTTGCTGAATATTGATGGTGATCTTGCGACAGATAATCTATTAATAAGAGAAGATTTAGATGTTTTAGGTAATTCAGATTTTTCTGGAATAGTGACTGCCAGAACGGGAGTGGATTTTGGGATTGGTGAACCTGTTTCATTTATTCCTTCTTTCAATACAGTATTTGATTTTGCAGGTAATTCTATTGAAGAAAATTACGGACACTTAAATGTAACTGGTAAATACATAAGTTTTTCAGGTGTAACTACAACATCTTTTGATGATGTTGGAATAGGTATAACACAACCACATAAAGGTGCCAACGGATTTGGATTTGAGTACATTAAACTGGATGTTAATGGAAGTGTTCGTGTTCAGTCAGGTTCAGCCATTGGAATTGGTACAACTAACCCTTCACAAAGTCTTCATACAACTGAAAGTGTTAGAATATCTAAGGAAATATATGACTCCAGAAACCTTGATGGTGATCCCGGTAATTTTTTAAGTAAAGATGCGAATGGTATAACTTGGGTATCACTGGAACCATCATTTACTGAAGGCATCTTTCTGATGGATGAAAGTGTTTATGTGCCAGCTGGGTCTTCATTTGTTCCCGGTCAAATTGGTGCTGGACAATCATTTTCTGTTATAAATTTTGTCGAGAGAAATAGTCTTGGTTTTGGAACTGATACTACTGTTGTAACTGCAAGGGATCCAAATTCTGTTACTGGTCTCGCAACCATATTTACAAGTGATTTATGGGGAACTCTTGGAGCAGGTGCCACTGCATCAATCTATAGACAGTCTAGAGTTGGTATTAAAAATATTAATCCGAGTGCAGATCTTGATGTCACTGGAACTCTTCATGTAACAAATAATGTTGATTTTGATACTGATTTAGATGTTGATGGTAATGTTACTGTCCAAACTAATCTTGATGTTAATGGAATATCAAACTTTAATAATCAAACAGATGCCACAAGCATTTCAAATGCATCTGTCATTATTGACGGTGGAACTGCAATTGCTAAAAAATTATTTGTTGGTGGTGCAGTTGATTTAGAAGATACTTTAAATGTAGATGAACAAGCTACCTTCGGTGATGATGTTGCATTAATTGCAGATGGTAAGACTTTTAAAGTTAAGACTGCCGGATCAATTGATAAGTTTATAATAAGTTCAGATGATGGAAATACCGATATTAGAGGAACACTTATTGTCTCTGGTGTTACTAGCATATCAAATACGACACAGAGCACAGCAAAGGATGATGGTGCACTTACAATTAAAGGTGGTGTTGGTATTGGATCAACTGTATTTGTAGGTGGTGATGCTAATTTATTAAGTAATTTAAATGTAAATGGTGATTTAGATGTTGATGGTCACACAGAACTTGATGATTTAAATGTTACCGGTTTTACCACGTTTACCAATATCGTTGACTTAGAAGGTCCTGTTAGAGATCAAAATGATGTCATTGCAAATACTGCCGCTGGACAAAACGATTATAGATTATCTTCTGTTGGCACCGGTGTTTCTTGGAGACCATCTGGTGTACAGACAAAGAGAACAATATGGGTTTCTAAAAGTGGTAATGATAGTAACAGTGGATTATTAGAGGGAGATGCAAAAGCAACAATAGGAGGTGCAGCTGCGATAGCAGTGGAGACTGATACAATTAAAGTAAGACCAGGAATTTACATTGAGAATAATCCAATTGGTTTGAGAACAGATGTTACGGTAACTGGAGAGGATCTAAGATTAGTTATTATTCAGGCAGGTAATCCAAATAAAGATATTTTTCATGTAAGAAGAGGATGTTTGATTGAAAATTTAAACTTTGGTGGAACAAATGTTGGGATAGATCATACAGGTTCTGCATGTGTTGCATTTCCACCTCCTGCTGGCGCCGACAGTGCTGTAAGTGGATATACAGCACCCGGTCCTGCAACTGAAGGACCAAGTGGAAGATGGAGATCACCTTATGTAAGAAACTGCACTAACTTTATGACAAGTAGTATTGGTATGAGGATAGATGGTGATAATGCGACTGCATCAACGATTGGTGCAGATTTGAAATCAATGGTATGTGATTCATTTACACAATATAATGAAAATGGTATAGGAGTCTCTCTTACAAATGATGCGTATGCTCAGTTAGTTTCAATATTCACTATCAATACTGATATTGCAATATACGCATCAAGTGGTGCACAATGTGATTTAACGAACTCTAATTCATCTTTTGGTAATTTTGGACTTGTTGCTGTTGGATTAGGTTCAACATTGTTTACTGGAATTGCAACAAACGTAAATCCAGCTGGTCTTCAAATAAATAGCACAACTCCAGATATTGACACCATTGTTTGTTCAGAGGTTTTTGATGAAGATAATAATCCAAGAAGACCATTTGATGGACAGGCATTATTCTTCCAAATTGATTTAGATAATTATCCTGATACCATAGGAAGTGGAAGAATTACTGCACCATTAGAAAGATTATCACAAGTAAATATATTACCAGGAGTTGATGTTTCTGGATATAGTGCAGTTGATCCACCAAATATTCTTATTAGGGACGCTGATGGTAATACAGTTCCAAAAGGTCCTCAGGGAATTATCGCAGAGGCAACTGCAAATGTAAGTGCTGCAGGAACCATTGAAAGTGTTAATGTAGTTGCACAGGGAAGAAATTATCTATCAACTCAAAATTTGGTGGTAGATATAGAGGGTAACACTGGTTTAGCAACTGCTGTGACTGAACCAATATTTTTTACTGTAGAGTCAGCTACTCCTCCAACTAATGTTGGTCTTACAACTATTACTTTTAATGAATTTATACCTTATGAAGTTTTTAGTAATGATCCATTTTCTCTTCAAAGAATAAGTCGAATACTAACGAGTTCTCATTCTTTTGAATATGTCGGTACAGGTACAGATATAAATATAGCGACACCTTTACAGGGTGCAATACCCATAAAGGAAAATGAAGTTGTTTCTACTGGTGGAGCACAGATTCCATTCACATCAACCGATCAAAAAGGTAATTTTGATATAGGAGAAGGAATTCAAATTGATCAAACAACTTCAACGATCAGAGGAAGAGATTTTGCTAGAGCTATTCAAGCAGAAGTAACACCATTAATATTAGCATTGAGATAAATGGCAGTAGCACCACTAAATAAATTTTTAACGATTGCAGTTCCAGTCGCACCAGGAGAGCAAACACTTTTTGAAGCAAATGTTGGTACATCTGCTATTATATTGTATGCTCAAGTTTCAAACGTTGGAGCTGGGATTACTTTTCCAACCGTTACATTTTCTCATCGTAGAAGAAGTGTTGCAACTAGCACTGCAGGTAATTTAAGAAATAATAGAATTGTAAAAGACGTTGAAATACCACCAAGTGACGCATTAATTCTTATAGATGGAAGATTAGTCTTAGAGAGAACTGCTATTGTTTCAGACTCAATTGTGATTTCAGGAGTGCAGACAGGAATATCAACAATAAATGATGTGAAATATGATAATACCACTGGATTAACAACAGTGACGACACTCGATGCACATGGATTATCGGTAGATCAGGAAATCACAATGGCAGGTATTGCTTTTACTTGTCCTTCTACCGCTGGTATTACAAGTTCTCTTTTCCCTGCACCACAAAGGTCATTTTTTGTTGAAAGGGTAGTAGGAATAAAAACATTCGAAACAAACACTGGTATTGTAAACAATTTACCTCATACTTTCAAACCATCTGATCATCGTTTCATTCGATCATTACCCGATTCAATCACTGTTAAAAGCGGACCACAAATAAACGATAAAATCACACCTAGAAGAGGGACTAATTATGATTCTGTCACAGGTATTTTATCAGTTACAACTGCTTCACCTCATAATCTTCTTACTGGAAATCAGATAGAATTTGAAAATAATTCTCTAATATTTAAATGTTCTCAAGATAATTATTTTAAAGAAAAATCATATCCAAGACCAACCGACCCTGCATCTAAATCTAATTCAGAATTAAATAATGGTCTTTTAGGTGTTACCACCATTGTTGGTTTTCCAAACGTTTTTACCGTAAATGTAGGAGTAACAACCACAGGTGGATTAGTTGGACCACTTCAGATGGAATTCATTTGCAGTATTTTAGAAAATAGCACAGCGACATAATATGCCAAAGTATTTAAGTGGAAGAGTTAAAAGAACTGATCAAGCTTATCTTAGCACTGATAGATATCAATATCTTGGACTAGAGCAAGCTGAACCTAATTTAGCTGACCCACCAGCAGGAGGCACCTCTCCTAATATACCAGTTGGTCAAAGAGCTCAAATAATTTCCGTTCAAGGTTTTCCTGGTGAAAGATTTTGGGTTCCGGTAGAGGGTGGATTAATACCCGGTGCAATAAGTGTTTTTGAGGAGGGGACGTTAGTTGGAGGATCGAGCAGCACAACTCAACTAGACATTAGAGGAAATATTATCACTGCGATTGGAAATAGGACAGGATTAGCTAATCCCGGTGTTGCAGTAACATTAAGTGTGGATCCACCAGGAACTGATGGTCAACTATTGTTTAATAAAAATGGAGATTTTGGAGGAGCAACTCTTTTTAATTATGATGATTCTACAGTGGGAGTTGCATCAGTTGGAATAGGAACCACAGCACCAACACAAAATCTTCATATATTAGGTAATCTTCGTTTAGAAAATGCATTTTTCGATGCGACTAATTTTAGTGGTAATCAAGGACAACTTCTAGTTAGAAATGCTTCTGGTGGTTTAGAATATGCTAACGCAGCAACTGTTCCAACTGGTGCAGGAGGAACATTTGGAAATGTTCAATTTCATGATGATACTGGATTAGTAGATGGTGCACCTAATTTTGTGTTTGATGAATCAAATAGTAGGGTGGGAATAGGGAGTACTCAACCTAGAGTATTGCTTGATGTTGTTGGGATAGCTTCTTTTACTGACTTAACTATTGCTGGAATCCTTACTGCATCACAAGAACAAGGCGGTCTTGACTTTGAAACTGATGTGCGATTTGAAGGAGCAAATTATAATTTACAATGGGATATATCTGAAAGCAGTTTAGAATTTGGAGATAATACGTTTGCTGTTTTTGGTGGTGGTGGAGATTTAAAAATACGACATAATACCACTGTAACTCCAAATGTTTCACAAATAACAAATGCTTCATCCTCTCAACTTGAAATAGTTGCTGATGATTTTGAATTAAGAAGTGGAACGGGTGATGAATCTTACTTAGTATCAAGGGTAGGTTCAGGTGTAACATTGTTCACAGATAATGTAAAACGATTTGAAACAACTTTTGCCGGTGCGATTGTAACAGGAATATTCACTGCAACACAAGAAATACAATCAGCAAAAATTACAACTATAGATAATAACTTTGTCAATATTGATGTTTCCGGTATTGCGACAATGGGGACACTTGATACCAATTTTATAGATGCGGAAAATATTGATGTTGGTTTTGCCACTGTTACTGACAAGTTAGATGTCACTGGATTCACAACAACAAAAAATATTTTTGCTGCAGGGATTGGTACATTCTTACAAATAGAAGTTGATAATCTCAAAATAGATGGTAATAAGGTTGAATCAACTACTGGTAACTTAATTTTAGAGTCAGCATCTACCACTATAACAGCAAATGATATATTGTTTGTTAACAACGCTGATGATTCAAATTCAAAAGATTCTGGATCTATTATAACTCAGGGTGGAGTTGGTATTGAAAAAAGTTTAAATGTAGGTAATAATTTATCCGTTGTTGGTTTTACAACTCTTGCATCTGCAGGTGGTATCACGACCACTGGAGGAGATCTTTATGTTGGAGGTGATTTATTTGTTAATGATGATATTGTTCTTGATAACATTAAAGCTGGTAGTGTTTTCGTTTCTGGTCTTTCAACTTTCATAGGATTATCTACATTTAATTCAGGGATTGAAGTTGTTTCAGGACTATCTACCTTTAGAGCTAATGTTTTTGTAGCAACTGGTGCGACTGTTGGTCTTGGAGATTCAGTATTTATTCCTGATAATAAACGAGTAATTTTTGGTGATGACAATGATTTAGAAATATATCATGAGTCATCATCGGATCAGAGTATTATTAAATCAATCAATAAGAAAATATCCTTAATGAGTGGAATTGCTATTGAGATTGAAGATGAATCTGGTAAGCAACTGGCAGATTTCACAAAAGGGGGTGCTTCAAGATTATTTTATAATGCAAATGGAGATGCGACAGATCTTAAATTTGAAACCACTAATGAAGGTGTGAAGGTAACTGGCATGACCTCAATGACTGGTAATTTGAAGGTAGGTCAATATGTTGAATCTGATTTAACACCAAGTGTGGAATCTTTTGATTTAGGTGAGAGTGGAAAATCATGGCAAAGATTATACATTAAAGAGATAATAGGAACTGACAAAATTGGGGTTGATGAAAGCACCATTGGTTTATTAAAAGTAACAGGGATAGCTACGATAGCAACTTTAGGTGTTACTGGACTCACAACAACTAAAGATTTAATTGTTACTGGTTTATCAACATTCAAGGGTAAATCACATTTTGAGTCAAATGTTGGTATTGGAACTACAAATCCATTTGATCCTTTTGATGGTGGTTTTGAAAAAAGATTTCAAGTTGTTAGTGGTGGAGTCGAACCTTACCTTTTTTCTGGAGGTGAATTTTTTAATGCTGAAGATATACTTAGTGTTACAACAAAAAGTGGTTATGGTGGGTTCAATATAAATGTTCGAAATCAAAACGAAGATAATCCAACTTGGACTATTAGGACATTTGCAAATGAACCAATCGCATTTGCACAAGGAACATCAGAGATAGCAAGATTTAATAGTGACGGTAATTTAGGTATCGGAACCACCAATCCTGGTTTATATAAACTTCATGTTAAAAGTCCCATAGCAACCATAGCTAGATTTGAAAGAACAACTGATTCAGGTGGTGGATCATGGGCAAAGGTAGATATCAAATCAGGCACAGCATCAGGAAATTCATATCTTACATTTAGTGATGTTGATGCGACTGAAATTGGTGCTATAAATTATGAACATAATAATGATAGTTTAATCTTTCATGTGAATGGAAGTGATAAAGTTACCATCGACTCAAGTGGTAACTTACTTCGTGGTGGAACTGGTCAAGACATTGGTGCGATTACTGCTCCTTGGGATAAGATATATGCAAATGAATTTCTTGGACAAGTTGGAGTATCACAAGGTACTTTGGAGGTTGGTAGTTTAAACGTAACTGGATTATCAACATTTGGAGATACTGTAGATATTAATGCTAGTGTAGATATTCTTTTGGATTTAGATGTAGATGGTCATACTTATCTTGATAATCTAAGTGTCTCTGGGATTTCAACATTTACTGAAATGCTTGAGGTTCAAAAGAATGGTGTACCAGCAATAATATCAAATTATAATAATTCAAAACACATTCAAATGGATGCTGGTGGTAATGGGGCAGGATTTCAATTAACTACTGGACATTATTTTGCAATAAACCATCAACCATATACAGATAGAGGAACAAATAATAATTTAGATGAAAAATTCCGCATCACATCTGATGGTAATGTTGGCGTCGGAATTGATAATCCAACTGAAAAACTCCATGTTTCATCATTAGGTGCTACTGATGAACCAACCATAAAAATAAGTAGTGAAAATTCTTCTATATTCTTGAGAACTGCTGGATCTGGTGGATCATTTCCCACAGGTGGAGGTGGAAATGATGGAGAACTTGTTTATCTTGGTGGAGATTTTAGATTTGGTATTGGTGGTCCAGGATCACATAATTTAGTATTTTTTAATGGTAATGGATATCCAGCAAGACTTACCATCGACCCAAGTGGTAACTTACTTCGTGGTGGAACTAGTCAAGACATTGGTGCAAATGGTGCTCCTTGGGACAAGATATATGCAAATGAATTTATTGGACAAATTAATGTAACACAATCAGAATTAACGGTTACAAATTTAGATGTAACTGGAATCGCAACTTTCAGAGATGACGTTCAGTTCCATTCATCAGGTAGTACAAGTATTAGATTTGATAGTTCTGCTAGTTCTTTAAAATTTGTAACTGATGCCAAGGCAGTATTTGGTGCTGATGGAGATGCTGCTGGAGATCTTGAAATTTATTCAAACGCATCTCACAGTTATATTACACATGCAAATAGCACTAATGGTAGTCATCTTTATATTGAATCAAGTGATAATTTAATTCTTCAAAGTGCAAATGATGGTAATAATTGGATTCGTGGTGTAACTAATGGATCTACAGAATTATATTGGAATGTAGGTGGTGCGGTAAAATTAAGGACACAATCCACAGGTGTTGACATTATAGGTGAATTAGTTACTGACACTGCAAAAGTATCGAATTTAACAGATGGTCGTGTTGTTTTAGCAGGATCTCAGGGAAAATTAGAGGATAGTGGTAATTTAACTTTTGATGGATCTAAATTGACTATTGATGGTGACTTATTAGTCACTGGAGACGCAACATATGAAGGTGTAACAAACATCGATTCTGTTGGTATTGTCACAGCAGGAAGAGGTTTTAGAGCAACGACTGGTGGTTTAATTGTTTCCTCAGGAATTTCAACATTTAATGATGTAATACGACCTCAACACGGAAATAACGAAAATTCAGGTATTCAATGGGCAGACAATATTGGGACTGGAAGTGGTGATCAAGCATTCATTCGTTATTACGTTCAATCTGGTGAAAATACGAGATTAGAAATTACATGTAGAAATGATAGTGATGATGATATTTATTTAAATACAAGACTTGTCAATGTGTCAGATGATATGACTATTGATAAAAATTTAACTGTTAATGGTAATACTACCCTTGGAAATGCAACTGGTGATACTGTTACTTTCAATGCGAGAGTTAACAGTAACATTTACCCCTCTCTTAATGCAGCTGATTCAGATCCACTAACCACCGGTTATGATCTTGGTGGTTCAAATAATCAATGGAGAAAAGTATTTGCACGAGAATTTTCTGGTGCAGTGATTGGAAATGCGGATACTGCAACAAGACTTGCAACTCCGAGAAACATAGCAATTACCGGTGATTTGTCATGGAATGTTAATTTTGACGGAAGTCAAAATGTAAGTGGGGAAGGAACTCTGGCAACTACTGGTGTTACAGCAGATACTTATGGAAGTGGAACACAAATTCCTAGAATAACGGTGGATGCAAAGGGAAGGATTACTGCTGTAGTTACAAATGGTCTTGATTTAACTGGTGCCACAGCAGCAGTTGCAAATAAGATAAAAGTTAATAATACTGACACAGATGGTGTTCATTATCTTGCCTTTATCGGTCAAGATGGAGATATGAATGAGAAAGATGTATTTATTGATGGTGAATTGAAATATAATCCACATACAAATATTTTAACAACAAGAACCATATACCCAGAATTAGATGACACTTATAATTTAGGGCAGAGTGATACTCAATATCGTTGGAATAAAATATATGCCAAAGAGTTTCGAGGTGGAACATTCTATGGAACCATAGACAGCACCGTATCTGCATTTAGTCTTGCTAATTCTGTCGAGGATGTTTTTTCAGTATCTAGTAATATTCTTGCTGTAAATGGAAATCCAACTGAAGATAAAATTATATTTTATGATGATTCTGCAAATAAATTAACCCATTTAAGTATTGGAACTAATTTATCAATAAGTGGAACTACTCTTAATGGTACGGGTGATACTAATACAACTTATACTCTTCCTGTCTCTGGAACTTCAAGTGCTGTTAGTTTAAATTTAACTGACAATAACGGAATTGTTGATTCTGTCACTATTACAAAAGGAAATGGTATAACACTTAGTAATGTGGGAACTGGTGGATTTACTATTTCTGCTGATACACAATCTGGAACAACATATGATCTTGGCACGAGAACAGAACCTAAAATAAGATTAGCAGGTTCTAATGGCATTAATGATGATATAACTCTTGTTGGTCATGACGGAATAACACTATCAAGTTCTAATAGTGTTAATGGAGGAACAATTAATATTTATGGTGGAGGTGTAGCTGGTACGAGATATGACTTGTTTGTTCCTACTGGTACCACAAAAATAAGATTATCAGGTACTACAGCATCTGGTAATGCTAATGATGATGTTGAAATAGCAGCTGGAAGCAATATTACGATTACTAGAGGTGATTCACAAAAAATTATCATAAATGGAACTGCAGCAGGACTTAGTTTAGTAAATGAAAATTCAAACAGTTATCGCAATATTGTTTTTTGTTCTGGATCAGGTGATAGTTCATTAAGAACTAATGATGATGGTAGACTTAGAGTAAGATCTAGTGATGGAGAACTTAGAGTAAATGGTGATATAATAGCATTTAATTCTGATATTAGACTTAAAACTGATATTGAACCAATTACTGATGCACTATCAAAGGTTGACTCTTTAAATGGTTTCACCTATAATCATAACGAAATTGCTGCTGGACTAGGATTTGATACTAAGACTAGATATGCTGGTGTATCTGCTCAAGAAGTACAGAAAATCCTCCCAGAAGCAGTTGCTAAACGTTTAGATGATGAGTACTTAACAGTTAAATATGACAAACTTGTACCACTTTTAATTGAAGCAATTAAAGAACTTAAAGATGAGATTGACGAACTTAAAAGCACTAAATAATATTGACATTGTTATAATCTGTGGTAGGATAAAGAAAAAAAGTATATGAAAGAGGATTATCTAACAAAAATAGTTGTGGACATGACTTCTCGATCTTTTCTTTTAATTAGTGAAAATGGTTCACAAAGACTTGTTGAATGTGATACACCTGATGAATTTCTTCGTGTTCTTGATGTTTGTAATCAATTAGAAGAAGATAAAATTGAATTTGCTCAACTATCTGAAAAAAAGTAGTCCACAGATCATACATAAATAAAATATAGTATAAGTAGTCAGGATACCCATGCCCCTGAATAAATTAGAGAATTTTTTAAAGAACGTTGATGGAAGAATACTTTATGTTA